GTTTCTCCAAAATCTGTATATTCTTTTATCTGATACCTAGTTTTATGCTTTCTGATATACTTAATCTTTTCAATCTTGATACATCTGTAAGCATTTTTTTCTTGGTCAAATACTTGTAGGATATTATTTTGTTTAAGATTCTTTCTTAATCCTAACATGGAATCTCTTTTGCTATATACAAAAGTTCCGTTATCTTTATTAAGATATTTAATTCTATTCTTAATATCTCCAATAAGATATCTTTCAGAACCATCAGCTTTAGTAAAACAAACCTGAAGTTTCTTTGTGTTATCTTTATTAATAAGATTAAACAATGCTCTTTTGTATCTCTCAATATTAAGAGGAATGTTTAAACTGTATGTATAGTTTTCTAGTTTAGTTTTTGTTAACATTTGTTCTCACTTTCTTTTGTTAATGTTAATTGTCTATCTTAATTATTAAAGTATAAATTTTTATATGTCAAATAAAAAATTATTTATTTAGTTAATTATTTTTTTTAAAATACTAATCCTATTAATAACCATTGTAGAAATAGTATTGAACAAAATAAAATTGCTAATGCTTTTATAATTGGATTAACCATAATATTTATTTCCCTTTTGTTTGTTGTTTATATTTTATATTTTTACTTTTATAGGTAGGAAGTAAACTATCGCAATTATGACAAACAAACCTTAAATTTTCTAGTCTATTGTCGTTATTAATCCCGTTGATATGGTCTAATATTAACGATAGTTTTTTTCCTAACCATTCTTTAATTCCACAGATAGAACATTCATAAATTAATAAATTTTGATTTATGATTCGTTCCTTGACTCTATGCCTAGGGTGGTTTGAATTAACAATAAATACTTCACCATCTTTTTTTCTAAACGATAGCTTTTGTTTTTGTTTTAAAGTTAATCTTTTACCTTTGTTCCATGCTCTATAATTTGCCATTGTTTAATAATCTTTTATAAAACTGTACGCAATACAGATAACAGCAATCATAAAATATATGAACGTGAATATTAAAAATATAGGACTAACCATAATAAGGGCTAGTGATATTATTGATAATATAAAGCATAAAAAACTTGCATCTAATAGTTTATAATTTTTCATTATGACCTCCATTTAATATTTGTTCTATTTTATTTTTCATATACTCAACGACATTTATATTCTGATTCTGCATATTGCTGTCCATTTTATAAAATTTTAAACAGTATAACTCGTGTAATGCAGTTTTAATTTTTTCTAAATTTTCTTTTTGAAATTTATTCATTGTTTAACTCACTTTCTTTTCATATTCTTTTTTCCATTCATCCTTAGAATCTATAAGATTATGAAAGTTAATTACATCTTTAATATAGATGTCCCCATATTCCCAAGAACCATAAGTATAGGGTGAACGACTCGCAACGTACCACCTTGCATAAGGGTTTTTACTTTCCTTTTCTTTTGATTGATAAGTTTTTAAAACTCTATGCTCAAAGTTTGTTGACTCGTTTTTATAGATTGCATAAGGTGAATCCACCTTTACAGTTTTTCCAAATTTATTTTTAGACATTGTTTATTCTCACTTTCTTTTTTTGTTATTATTATTGTTAAGACTATTTAAAAAACTTTCACAATCTTTTAAATAGTTTTTACTTAAATTATTATGATTACATACAAAATAATTTAGTAAACTTTTATAATTTGATTTAATTTT